ATGAGTTTTATTCTAAGTATCAAGGCTTACACCAATGGCACATAAAGCTTATGCAAGAAGCGACAACCACAGGTAAAGTAGCATTACCAACTGGTCGTGTTTATGAATATGAGCCTGATCTACGCCATGGGCAAAAAGTGTTTCCGAGAACCACAATTCTTAATTACCCTGTACAAGGTTTAGGCGCAGATGTAATGACAATTGCTAGGGTCTCTTTGTTTAATCGTATGAAAAATAAGTATGATGGAGCTAAATTAGTGAATACTGTTCATGACTCAATCATTATTGATTGTAAAGATGAGCATGTAGAAAGTTTGTCAGAGTTAATGCTTCAAGTCTTTGAAGATGTACCAAAAAACTTTGAGAAACTGTTTGGGGTTAAGTTTGATCTTCCTATGAAAGCCGAGGTTCAATTCGGACAAAATTGGAAAGATATGGAAGTGTACAAAAAAACTTGACAAATAATATAAACGTGATATAATAATTATACAACTAACTCTTTTGGAGAAAATTAGAAATGATTGTAACTTTAGTAGATGTAGGACAACCTCAAAGTGTAAAAACACAACGAGGCTCTTATCAAGTATTAGAAGTCAGTTATCGTAACGACCAAGGACAAATTCAAGGAAAGAAAATAGTTTCCTTTGCTAATCCACAGGTCTTTAAAGATTTACAGACTTTTGCAAAAGATGACAAATTAGATGTTGCCGCAACCAAGGATGATAATGGTTACTGGCAATGGCAATCAGTTAAAAAATCAGATGGAACAGGAGGAACAACTGTGGCAACGAACAGCTCTTCAACACGTGTAACAGGTAGTAATTACGAAACTGCGGATGAACGTGCTAAACGTCAAAGATACATTGTAAGACAATCTTCACTTTCAAATGCTATTGAAACTCTAGCTTTAAACAAAGAGTTAGGTGGCGCAAGTGCAGATGATGTAATTAGTTTAGCAAAAATGTATGAGCAGTTTGTGTTTGATGATGGCGTCCAGGAAGAGGCATAATGAAGTCTCTTTCTTTATTCTTGTTAGCCCTATGGATTACATATGCTATATATGTGTCCATGGGGTGTAATACGGAAAGAACCATTAATATTGACGGAGAACAACCCGTACACATAGACTCTTGGGAGTCTTCTATTCAGCCTATATGATAGCTTTAATTGATATGGATCTTGTATGTTTTCGGTGTGCAGCAAGTGCTGAAAATGATCCAATTAATATAGCTATTTATAGAGCTGAAGAACTTTTAGATAACATTATATCTAAAACAAATACAACAGAGTATAGAGCTTTTCTTTCTACTAAAGATAACTTTCGCAAAACGATTTATCCTGAGTATAAAGCAAACAGAACTGCTCAAAAACCTCAGCATTTAGAAGCATTGCGTGAATATGCTATGGAAAACATGAACGCTGAGTTAGCTGAAAATAGCTTAGAAGCAGACGACATGCTTGGGATACATCAATCCGACGAAACAATTATTTGTAGTCTAGATAAAGACTTATTACAAATTCCAGGAAAACACTTTCAGTGGGAAATCTCAGGTAAAGGGTGGAATAAACCTGATTCATTTGTAGAACAAACTGAGATAGAAGGTTTAAGGTTGTTTTATGAACAGTGCTTAAAAGGAGATACTTCTGATAATATAAAAGGTATTGCAGGTATCGGGAAAAAGAAAGCACAAGTGTTATTAGCAGAATGTAAAACAGAACAAGAAATGTTTGACACAGTAAGAAAAGAGTATTCAATGGATGATGAGTTTATCATGAATGGGCAATGCCTTTGGATACTTAGATCATTAGAAGACAACTTTAAAAACCATTTTGAAAGATTAAGTGATGGCAACAAAGCCGTGGACTGAAGGTAGACTAAAATCTTTTATTACATCAGTGCTTAGGTCAGGGTACAGAAAATATCCTCCTAAGTATGAAACACTGAAAGAGGCGTCTGTCGGTAAGAAAATCAACAAAGCTACAAAACGATTAGCTGAGCATTATAAATGTGCGAAGTGCAAAAAAAGTTATCCAAATAAAGAAGTCAATGTAGATCATATAGAACCCGTGGTATGTCCTAAAGAAGGATTTCAAGATTGGGATGTATTTATAAAAAGATTATATTGTACTAAAGAAAATTTACAGGTACTATGTAATACTTGTCATGATAAAAAAACTGCAAAGGAAAGAAAAACTCGTGGTGATAATCGGATTAGATAAAGATAAGAATTTTGAGAGCTTCGAGGTTGATCTTGAAGAAGAATATTATTTAATAGAAATTGCAATTAAATATATTGTACAAAACTGCCAATTACATTATTATAAAGGTAAGTGGTATTTTGATTTACATAAACTACCAGAGTGGATCTGGGAAGGAGAAATACATTGACATTTCGCATATTACTGATCGATATAGAAACCTCGCCTAACACGGCTTCCGTATGGGGCATTTGGCAACAAAATGTTTCCTTAAACCAATTATTAGAATCTTCACAAACCATCTGTTATGCAGCTAAATGGTTAGGTGATGATGATGTAATGTTTGATAGTATACATAGAACCTCTCATAAAAAAATGTTAAAGTCAGTTCACAAACTCCTTGATGAAGCTGACGCTATCATACATTACAATGGTGCTAGGTTTGATATTCCTACGCTTAATAAGGAATTCTTACTTGCTAATATGCACCCGCCTTCCCCATCCAAGCAGATAGACTTACTTAGTGTAGCTCGAAGACAATTTAGATTTGTGTCTAATAAGCTAGACTACGTGGCTCAATCGCTTGGTTTGGGTAAGAAGGTTGACCATGAAGGACATGAGCTTTGGCTTAAATGTATGAACAAAGACAAAGATGCTTGGAAGCGCATGGAAGAATATAATAAGAATGATGTAATTTTACTTGAAAAAGTATATGAAAAATTTAAGCCTTGGTGTAAACAACATATTAACATGTCTTTATTTGATGATGAAATTCATACATGCCCAAATTGTGGCGGTACACATTACCAAAAAAGAGGCTTCTCTTATACGAACTCTTGCAAATACCAAAGACTCCAATGCCAAGATTGTGGAAATTGGTTTAGAGACACTCGTAGTTTAGCAACAAAAAAAGATGGTAAATTTGTCAATATTTTATAAGTTACTAGGAAGGAAGGAAATGAGTGCTACTGACACACAAGTAGGTGGAAGTCATTATAAGAAGTTTAAAATTCAGCCTACTGAATTCATTACTAAAAATAAGATACCCTTTATTGAAGGTTGTGTTATTAAATATGTTGTAAGGTGGAGAGACAAAAACGGCTTACAAGATATAGATAAAGCAATACATTTCTTACAACTTCTCAAGGAACTAGAAAATGACGTTGACAACGAATGAATTACTTGAGAAAATTATAGAACGAATAGATGAAGTTGATCTAATCGAGCTACTTGATTTAACAACAGAGGAAATTGTCTATGCGTTTCTAGACAAAATTGAGGAAAGAAAAGATCAATTTCTAGACGCATTAGACTTAATTGACGAAGAAGAGGAAGAAGAATAAATGGATAAGAGTCAAAGAATATTATCAGATATTACAGTTTTTAATAAATATGCTAAATATGTTCCTGAAGCAAACCGCAGAGAAACTTGGAATGAATTAGTAGAGCGGAACATGGTTATGCACATTCGTAAATACCCTAAAATAAAAGAGGAGATCAAAGATGCTTATAAAATGGTTTTTGACCGCAAGATTCTGCCTTCTATGCGGAGTCTTCAATTTGGTGGAACTCCTATTGAACTGTCTAATAATCGTATGTTCAATTGTGCTTTTTCCCCTTGCGATCATCCTGCCGTCTTTAGTGAAACAATGTTTAACCTTCTTGGTGGTTCAGGTGTTGGCTTTAGCGTCCAAAAAAGACATACAGAAAAACTGCCTGCGGTTATTGGTCCAAAGGATACACAACGAAGGTTTTTAATTGGAGATTCTATTGAAGGATGGGCAGATGCTGTTAAAGTTTTAATTAAGGCTTATACCCAAGGCAAAGCAGATCCACGCTTTGACTTTAGAGATATACGTCCTAAAGGCTCTCGTCTTATTACTTCAGGAGGTAAAGCTCCAGGACCTGACCCGCTACGCATTTGTTTAGACAAGTTACGTTCTGTGTTAAATAATGCTATTGGTCGAAATTTATATCCTATTGAAGTTCACGATATGATTTGTCATATTGCTGATGCTGTACTATCAGGAGGTATTAGACGAGCTGCTTTAATTAGTTTATTTGACAGAGACGATATGGATATGCTCTCAGCCAAAAGTGGAGCATGGTGGGAACTTAATCCTCAACGAGGTCGAGCTAACAACTCTGTTGTACTTAATAGAGAAGAGATTACGGAAGACGACTTTAAAGAACTATGGAAACGTGTAGAAGATTCTAAGTCAGGCGAGCCTGGAATCTTTTGGACTAATGATTATAATATCGGAACAAATCCTTGCGCAGAAATTAGTTTACGTCCTAACAGTTACTGTAATCTAGTTGAAGTAAATGTAAGTGATGTTAAAGATCAAAAAGACTTAAATGCTAGAGTGAAAGCAGCTACTTTTATTGGTACGTTACAAGCAGGGTACACTGACTTTCATTATTTAAGGAATGTGTGGAGAGAAACTTCTGAAGAAGATGCACTACTGGGTGTAAGTATGACTGGTATTGCTTCAGGTAAAGTTTTAGACTTAGACTTAAAAGAAGCCGCTCAGGTATCTCAGGAGGAAAATCAACGTGTTGCGAATCTTATTAATATTAAAACATCTGCTAGGATTACTACTGTTAAGCCCGCTGGAACTACTTCACTCGTTCTTGGTAGTAGTAGTGGTATTCATGCTTGGCATAACGACTATTATATCCGCAGGATGCGAGTGGGTAAAAACGAACCTCTTTATAAATATATGATGGATACAGTTCCTGAACTAATTGAGGACTGCCAATTTAAACCTCATTTAGAAGCTGTTATGTCTTTTCCACAAAAAGCTCCTGAAAATGCTATTTTACGTACAGAGCCTTATCGTGATATATTAGAAAGAGTAAAGCGTTTTAATAAAGAATGGATTGTAGGAGGGCATAATCGTGGAGATAACATGCACAATGTCTCTTGTACCATTTCGTTAAAAGATCACCAATGGGAAGCTTGTGGTAGATGGATGTGGGAAAACCGACACCATTACACAGGTATTTCTGTGCTTCCGTATGATGGCGGCACTTATGTTCAAGCACCTTTTGAAGATTGTGATGAAATGACTTTCAATAGGCTTTTTAAACATCTTAAAGCAATTGACTTAACAAAGGTTATAGAAGAGGATGATAACACCGAAGCTAAAGACAACCTAGCTTGTCAAGGTGGATCATGTGAGATATGATAGCTGAGTTTGTATTAATACTAAGTTTTGTAGGGGAATTTGGTCCTGCTGAAAAGTATGAAGCTACTTTTAGTAGTTGTAAAGAAGCTAGTGAATACTATGAAACTTTTTATAGAGGTAAGAAAGAATACAATGGTTATAGATGTATTCGTAAAGACTTGATAGTAACACCTTTAGGGGAGTAAATTATGCTAGATTATATATTAGTAATTTATTTAGACTTAGAGCCACAATATATTGGTACATTCCAAGATTGTCATACAGCTCATGAATTTGTAATTGATCGTTATCCTGAATTTGATAGTGGTTGTTTACATAGAAATTATATTAACTTGCCATTAGACTTAGAAGAAAAATATTATATTATTAGCCCTCAAGGAAAAATAGTAAAATGGGAAAACAAATGAGCGTAACCTTACAATGGATTTGTGGATGTACATTTGGAATTGAAATTACAGAGGCATTAGTTGAAGAACAACCAATTGGATATTGTTTAATCGATTTTGGCATTGTTCGAGTGCAATTAGCTTGGTTTATTGAAAATTAACCTTCACAATCGCTCTGTATTGCATTTTTATAAGGCAACCTAAGGTAAGGTATTAAAAATAATAAAAACCTTACCAAAGGGCTTAAAATGCGTTATAGACTCGGTAATGAGTATCCTGTTGCTTTTTCACCTTCAGAAGGAGCTGAACCAGCTATAACACCTATTAAACCTTTCTCAATCGTCTCAGCAATAAACTCTTTACGTTTTGCTTCACTAAGAGCTTTAGGCATAGATTTAATTGTGTCAGTTATAATACGTAATTCATCTCTAGACAAGACTCCTGCCTCTTCTAACATAGGTTTTATTCTAAAGAACTCAATTATTAAATCATCAGCATTGAGATTACCACCAATTTGTTCTACTTTCCCACCACCTACAGGAACATCAATTTTTGTGCCAAAGTCTTTAAAGTGTTGTTGAACAGCTTTAGCAAGCATAACATCACCACCTTCAAAGTTTTTAATGTTTTTAATAGCATTATCTACTTCTTCAGTACCTCGTTTAAACTTACTTAATACTAAAGTAGGAATACTATCCGCGGCGGCTGCTCCAAACTCAAGTCTCTCTGCTTCTTTTAAAGCATTATAACTAGGAGCATCTAAATTCTTTTCCATCCACGCATTAAAGTTTTCTCTCAGAGCTTTTTGAGTATCTACAGAAATTTCCATAATATTTTCAACTTTGCCATCAATAGATTTTTTACCTTCTTTTAAACCTCTATTCTGAATAAAGTTTATAATATCAGTAACAGCCATATCTTTTACTTTGGGATTTGTATGAAATTGATTTGCTAAAACTTTTTTAATTTTACCTATCTCGGATTTACTAGCTTTACCTCTTTGGACAAGAGCATCTAGGTCATCAAGGAGATTTTTAAACTCGTCTGAATGATAAAATACATTAGGAACTTGCTCTATTACTTCTTTACCTTCTTTTAGTACAGTTTTAGAAATAGTTTCTGAGGCTTTTTCATCAAGTTGTGTAAGTAGGTTTTTTCTTAAAATGTTTGAAACTGTTAAATTAGACTCTCCCACAAGTTTATGTTTATCACGAAGAATAAGTTGTGTTGCTTCCTGATTCATTGTAGAAGCAGAACCTACATGAGCATCTCCAAATAATTTTCTCTTTGCTCTAAGTTTTACTCTGTCTTGAAATCTTTGTGGTTTTAAAACTCTTCCAACAGTTTCTAATATAGGAGTAGATCCAAATAACTTTTCGTTAATAACTTGGCTACCTAATTTTTTTACCATAGAAGGCAAGAAACCTCCTGCAAATTCTGATGCAAAAGTAGTTAAACGACTACTCCCCGCCATTCTAGATAATTCACCTGCAATACCACCTACGAGACCAGCTGCAGCTCCACCAACAGCCCCTACAGGACCAAAAGGTAAGCCTAGTCCTCCTCCTATAGCTGTACTTGCCGCTACTCTACCATAACTAAACTCTTCTGGTTGTTGAGGTGATAAGAGAAATTCTGAAGTAGTTTCATATAAAGAAGCTTGTTTTGCAGCCTCTTCACCTGTTTTAGGTTTTGTCATAAGGTAGTCAATAATTTCTTTGTCTGAATAACCTTCTTGCAATGCACCTTTATAATCAAATTTACTATCTTGAGATAAAAAGGAGGCAATCTCTGCGTCAGTGTAGCCCTCTTCCCTTGCTTTTTCTAGATTAAATGCCATTTAATTTCCTTTAGTTCTGAAATGATTTAAGGTCTTTTTTATCTTTTTTTTCAGATTTCAGCGGCTCTACTTTTCTAAGTAAGTTTGGACGTTCAATCGCAGCATCTGAAAATTCTGATTTAAGAAGATTGTACTGATTATCTACTTCTTTTTGTACCTCACCCATAGCTCTTTCATACTCAGTAAGAATATCTTTTAACTGCCTTTGTAATTGTCCAACAGACTGTCTTGTACTTAAACTACCTAGCGTAGCTTGTAACATTTCCAGTTCTTTAACAGCTACTTGACCTAATGCGCCACCTGTAGGAGATTCTTCTCTCATACGCTGTAATCTATCAAAACCAATATTAGCTATAATTTCATCAATAGTTGCTTTAAGATCTGCTGCTTTACTTGAAGGAAATATATCAAGAAGACTCCCCACACCCGCAGATAAAGGAGTCGTTTGTTCGATAGCTTTTTTAATACCATCAGATACTTGCTGTAGACCAGGAAGTTTTCCTACAGCTGATTTCATTTGTTGAACAGCTTGTCCTTTAGCTTCATTATATTTAGGAGAGCCTTTAATATGTTTAAATCTATTTTCTTCAGCGTCATAAGCCATACCTTCTTTAGAAGCCTCTACAGTATTAAGAAAATCTTGGGCATCTTCTTTTTCATCTTTAGTTGCGTCTTTATCAGCTAAAATAGCAGATGCTCTATTTACTCTTTCATTTAAAGTAAGTTCTTTTTCTTTTGTAAGTTTATCTACTGCAGTTTGGTAGTCTTTAACATCTTGCTGTAGAAGTTCATTAGTAGGGTCTAAATCAAGTTTATCTTGAGCCTGTTTTAAATCAATTTTAGCTTTTTTAAGTGCTGTCAAGTTTTTAACACCCTCTGCTCTATCTGCCCTAGCAATCTCTGCTTGAGTTTTTCTATAAGCTAAGATTTCTTGTTGTCCTACTGCTTGCAATTGTGAGGCTTCTGTACCATAGCCTTTTTCATCTAGTGCCTTTACAACTCTAGGAAAATATATAGTAGGATTCATCATGTCTTCTTCAGTCATTGTTTGACGAATTTCTGCTTGAATCATAGACATGTCTTTAGCTTTAGTCAGCTCAGGGTCTTGTACACCAAGAAGCTCACCAGCAACCTTACCTAATCCATACCCTAGATTACTCATACCATACGATAATTGACGAAACTCAGGTTGAGCTAACCCAGCTAACATAGTAGCTCTTTGCTCTTGTTCAAGAACCTGTTTTTGTTCTACTTGACTAGGAGTTAATCCAAATAATCCTTCTATTACTTTAGCCATATTAATATCCTCTCCAGAAAGCTGTTGATCCATATTGTGGAGTTGATGCCCCAGCTGCTGGACTAGAGAACATCCCTTGCCCATAAGATTTTAAACCTCCCCAACCACCTAAACCTTGGAAAGCTGAAGTACCCAAACTAGATAATAAACCAATGTTACCCATTGTTGTAGAGTATTGATTTTGTGCTGCCGACCCTAAAGCATTTGCAGCTAGTTGTTGTCCTGGTACAGCCGCACTACCTAATGCTTGCCCCATACCAATTGAACCCATGCCTAGTTGTTCTAACCCAGCTCCTAAACCAAATAGACTACTAGCTTGAGTATAAGGAGAAACTCCCATACCACGTCCTAATTCTTGGTAAGATAAACCACGTTGAATATCCTGCATTTGTTGTTGTCTAGCCCTATCTTCAGCAGACATTAATAATCCAAGATTAGCTTGTTCTCTCGCCAAGGAAGCACCATATTGTTCAGGATTAACATAACCATCTGTACCTAAAGATACTCCTAAACCACCTCTACCTGTTCCATAAAGGTTTTCTCTTAAACGAATGTCTTCCATTGTTCGTTCTGGTTGCAAGAGGCTTAACTGTTGTTGATAATAGTTGGACGTTAATCCTCCTAAATCTCTTTGGGCAGCTTCACTAAATAACCCTCTACCATAGGCAGAAACATCCTGTGCTGCTTGTAATTCTGTTGCACTAGGTAATGCCTTACTAGCCGCTTGATAATATATATCCCGAAATTGAGCTAAAGTTGGATCAAGTGTGTATGTGGCAGTTTTATCACCAAATGCACTTTCTCCAAATCCTGTTGTAACTGCATAAGGAGCAAACTTAGACTGCTCTGCAATTCTTTGCTGAGCTTTTGAATACTCTTTTGCAGCTTGTGTTGTCCCTGTAAGATTCCCTATCGCTTTACTAACAAAACTCATGATTATACCTCTGTTTTAATATAGTGAATAACATCTTTAATTTTATGCGTTTCTTTAAATCCTAATCGTTCTACAAATTTTCTTGATTCTTCAAATGTGGAAGTTGTTATCTTTCCATATTTAAGAAGCAACTCTTTAAATATTCGTTGGACTCTTTTTAATGGAAACCAACGTCCTTTATATTCAGGAAAGCATCCACAATGCACTTCACTTCCCTTAGTCATAATTAAAGCAGCAATACTATTATTTTTATAGACTGGGTAATATTCCCAATCTAGTGCTTCTTTTATGAATTCTTTTCGTATTTCTTTTGGACTACCATAAATTTTATACAATATTTCTGCGTAATCTATTTTTTGCATTACTCGTAGCGCAGTTCCTTTAAGTAACACCCACTTTCTTTATAGTTAGTATCACCACCTGAATAATAACAATAAAAATCTATAGTATTAACACCATCATATTTAATTCGTCTAAATGTAGACTTACTCCCTGTACTAGGTGAAG